AAGCAAGATATTTATAAGGTTACATTTAATGATGGCTCTTCAACAGAATGTGGATTAGAACATAATTGGACCGTAGCTAAAAATAATCGTCAAAGTGATTATATAACAATAACTCTAGAACAGATTATTAAAGAGGGATTGAGATACAATGATCGTTGGAGGTGGAAGATTCCATTAACAAAACCTGTTTATTTTAAGCAAAAGAACAAACTCATTATAGATCCTTATATTCTGGGGTGTTTGATAGGAGACGGAGGATTAACACAAAAAACTCCAAGATTTACAACTTCTGATAAGTTCATAGTAAATAAGTTTAGATCGTTTTGTCAACAAAAAGGACTATCTTTTAAACATGTTGACAGATACGATTATACTATTAGTGGAAAAATTGACTCAAACATTCTGGTAAAAAACACATTAACTAGAGACCTCAAAAGATTAGGACTAATGGGTTGTGGTTCTCATAATAAATTTATTCCCACTTCTTATAAGTATGCATCAATAAACAATAGGATATCTTTAATTCGTGGATTAATGGATACTGATGGATATAACAGCAAAGGTAAAAGAGCAGAATATACAACAGTATCGCCAAGACTAGCTTCTGATGTTAGGGAACTTTTAGAGGGGCTGGGCTACTCTGTTGTATCAACACTAAGAAATACTAAATGTAATAATAAGACTTTTCTTTCATATAGACTCTGTATTCATGGTAATGATATTAATCAACTGTTCAACTTGCCAAGAAAAAAGACCAAATACAAAAGAATTAAGCCCGACCTATGCAGAAAAATTGTTGATGTACAAAAGATCTCTAATGAAGAAGCTCAATGCATAGAGATAGACCATAAAGATGGACTATACCTAACTGATCACTTTATTGTTACTCATAATACAACAACATCACTTGACTTTGCCGCAACAGCACAAAAAGAAGAATACCAAGGAGATCTTAAAAAGCCACGACATGTGTACTATCTAAACATCGAAGGTAGATTGAAAAAACGAGACCTAGAAGGAATAAAGAATCTTGATCTTGATAGATTTGATGTTATAGGATCTCAACAGGGTAAAATTTTACACGCTGAAGAATATCTGCAAATTGCAGAAAAATTAATTAATGAGGAACCTGGATGTCTTCTCATCATAGACTCTTATTCTGCATTATGTACCGAAGCTGAAATTACTAGCGATATGGATAAAATGCAACGAGCAGACGGGGCTAAATTACTGGCCAAGTTTTGCAGAAAGGTCGCTAATGTTATTCCCGTCAATAAAAATATAGTGATTGGGATTACTCATTTAATGGGCAATCCTGGCTATGGTAATGTTGAATGGAAAGAAAAGAGTGGACAGGCTATTGCATATCAAACAGATATCAAGTTAAGAGCTAAGTTTCATAAACCCTGGACATTGAGCGCAGATGGTGCTCAAATAGGACAAGAAGTCGAATGGCAGGCTATATGTTCCGCTTTGGGTCCGCCGGGAGGAACAATAACCGGGTATCTAAGATATGGACAGGGTATCGACAAACAGACCGAACTGGTCACGCTGGCGTCCGATATGGGACTTATAAATAAAGGCGGTGCGTGGTACACGCTAGACTTTATAACAGACGAAAAAATCAAGCTTCAGGGCATAGAGAAAGTAAGACAATATCTAGTTGATCATCCAGAGAGATACGATCAGTTGTATAAATTAGTAAGGGATACTATTGGTATTAAATGATAGTGAATGATCTTGATGGTAATTCAGTGAATTGGCAACTTATTGGACATACTCCAAAAATTGGGGCTAGTAAATCATCGTTACACTTGAGGGCGAGAAACTTGCTGGCTACAATCTATCCTACTATGCAGGTTTTAGAGGAAGTTCCAATTTATATCAGAAGGTCAGAAGTTCTATACCTAGACTTCTATCTGCCGTTAAAAAAAACTTGCATTGAAACACATGGCGAACAGCACTATAAGTTTGTAAGCCACTACCACTCCAATGCTCTCGGTTTTATGAGGCACAAGAAAAGAGATAGAGAAAAACAAGAGTGGTGCGAAATTAATGGCATAATATATATTGAGCTACCATTTAATGAAAGTGATGAGCTATGGAAAACAAGAATAGAACAACCAAAGAACAACTAGAGGAATGGGATCGTGTTCTTGACGAATACGAGAAATCTGTTGGTCTAGGGTCATACAAGTCTGATTTATTCCCAGAAGATGAAATCAATCTATATTTCTCTATGAATAGAGACCATATAGAAAAACTAAATCCAGAGGATTGTTTACAGATCGCCTATAGACTAGGACAGTTCGCACTACACGTTCAGCGTAGCACTAATCGAGAGATAGCTAGGCTAAACTGGGCCGATGAAACAATTAAGGAAGTAATTGCAGATGAAATTAATAATTACAAAGGTTATGGCTTCCTAGAAAAGTCTATACAGGCGATTAAACACAATGATAAAGCAGAGTCCTTAAATAAGATTAAAAAATATGCTAAGCAAAGATCAGATAGGCTATCATATTTATCTGGTAATATTAAGAATCTTTCTGATATACTTATGATGGTTTATAGAACAAAAAATAACACTAGGAGCTAGTAATGATATTGTCGGATCCAGCAGCAGAGAGAGCCGTATTGTCTGGCATATGTAGCTATGGCGAAGAAGTATATTTGGAAATTGCAGATATTATAAAAGAGACATGTTTTACTATAGATAGTAATGCTATAGTATATAAATGTATTCGTCATATTTACGACAAACACAATGCGCTACAACTAGATATTGCTTCAATATATTCGGCAGCTAGCGAAATTGGTGTTTCTCATATTCTTAACAATAAGGAAGAAGCACAGCATCTTAAAGCTATTCTTGATTTTCCTGTAAATAAGGACAATATAAAAAAGTTTGCTGCAAAAATTAAGAAACTAGAAATAGCTCGATCATTACATAAAGAGTTAGAGAATGTACAAGATAAAATACTAGATATCAATGGTAGTGAGTCTGTTAGTGGTATTGTTGGAATAGCAGAAGAAGCCGTTATGAACTTCGGCAATACCTTAAATGATATCGATAATAATCCTGTATTGATAGCTAAAGATCTTAATGAATACATGGAATATCTAGCTTCTCATCCGATTGATCAAGTCGGCATACCTACTGGTTTTCCTATATATGATCAATCTATTGGTGGTGGATTACGACGTAGCACGGTCAATGTTATCGCCGCCAGACCAAAAACTGGAAAAACACTACTTGTAGATAATATGGGTTTTCACATTGCCAGTAAATTAAAAATACCAGTACTCAATCTTGATACAGAAATGACAAAGGAAGACCATTTACATAGAATACTAGCAATGGTTAGTGAGACCGAGATAAGAGATATTGAAACTGGCAAATTTACATCGTCAGAAGACAAAAGACAAAAAATAAATAAGGCCACAGAAGAACTAAAAAATGCGCCGATATATTACAAGTCAATTGCTGGTAAGCCATTCGATGAACAACTATCTATTATTAGACGATGGTTAATAAAACATGTTGGCCTAAACGATAATGGTAAAGCAAAAGATTGTGTTATTTTTTACGACTATTTAAAGCTAATGGATACTCAGGGCATGTCACAAGATTTAAAAGAGTACCAATTGTTGGGATTCATGATGACACAGCTACACAACCTCGCAACACAATACGAAATTCCGATAGTTGCATTTGTACAGCTCAATAGGGATGGCATTACTAAAGAGAGTACAGATACAGCAAGTGGTTCAGATAGAATTATTTGGTTATGTAGTAACTTTACTATATTCAAAAGAAAGTCTGATGAAGAGATTGCAGAAGACGGTCCAACAAATGGTAATAGGAAGCTAGTACCTATTATTAGTAGACACGGCGGAGGTCTCGATGACAATGATTACATCAACTGCCACATGAAAGGTTGGTGCGCAAAGATCGCAGAAGGTAAGACTAAACTAGAATTGACCCATAATAAAGGTAAACAAACAGAAGGATTTGTATTAGATGACCAGAACAATGAAAAAATCGAATTCGTATAATCAACAACAATTAAAGCTAGTATGTGACGATCTTTGTGATAGAATTGAGGATCTTTTTGATTCTTTCGATCTTGAGTATAGATTGAATAATAAGATGTACACAATGAGCTGTCCAATACATGGTGGGGATAATGCGGCAGCGTTAAATATATATCATATTGGAGATAATTATCGTGGCAACTGGACATGCCGAACTCATGGGTGCGAAAACATCTTTAAAGGATCAATTATAGGATTTATTAGGGGCTTATTATCTGTTGAGAGATACCATTGGAAAATTGGGGATAAAAATAATATATGTCCATTCAATGAGGCTGTAGATTTTGCCCTAGCATTTCTTAATAAAGATCTGAAAAATTTTAAGGTATCAAAAGTATTGCAGGAAAAGAATAGATTTACTCAGGTCGTAGAAAAAATTAGACAATCTAATAATATCTCTGGAACAAGAATAGAGAGAAAATATGTTACATCTTCTTTAGTTATTCCATCTCAATATTATATAGATAGAGGGTATACCCCAGAAATATTAACAAAATACGACGTTGGATTGTGTGATAAGAGTGGCAAGGAAATGTCAGATAGAGTAGTTGCCCCAATATATTCTGATGATCATAGATATGTGGTTGGCTGCACAGGCAGATCAGTTTATAATAAGTGTGATTCTTGTGGTTCGTTTCATAAGCCAGGTATTTGTCCAACAGTTCACGATTTATGGAAATACCCTAAATGGAAACACAATGCTGGCTTCAAATCCCAGAATCACTTGTATAATTTCTGGTTTGCTAAAGAACATATATTAAAATCTGGAATTGCTATTATTGTAGAAAGTCCTGGAAATGTTTGGAAATTAGAAGAACATGGAATACACAACGCTGTTGGGATATTTGGATGCTCTATGAGTGATAGACAAAAAATGATTTTAGATTCTTCTGGAGCTATGAGTTTGGTAATTCTCACAGATAATGATGAGGCTGGACTCAAGGCAGCAGAACAAATCAAAAGTAAATGCGAAAAAACATATAGAATATATGTACCAAAAATTAGTAAGCCTGATGTAGCAGAAATGTCTGTGGATGAAATACAAATTGAAATTAAGGATTTTATAGAGAAAATAATATGACTAAAATTATTGCTTTTGCTGGACGTAAGCAATCTGGTAAAACAACTTGCGCAGAGTTTGTTAGGAAATATGCCAATGGATCCATAAGTCCATTCAATAATACAAAAATATATAACTTTGCCGATCCTTTAAAACAAGATATTTGTATAAATATACTCGGATTAACAAAAGATCAATGTTATGGCACAGACGATCAAAAGAATGAATTAGTTGACTGCTATTGGGATAACAAGCAATTAACAGCACGAGAAGTTATGCAAATGGTCGGGACGGATATGTTTAGAAAGATGCAAAATAATGTGTGGTCTGGTGCAACTAT